AAGAAACGATTCATGGGAAAAACTTAATGAAAGACCGATTTCTTCAATACAAACACTCCCCGGGGGAGGGCTAGTATCGGGTCCTGCTTCTGCTGGAATAACAGCAAGTGGACCAATATCCATGTCAAGTGCAAATAGTGATATAGAGATAAAATCACAACCAGGGCCAGAGTACGTAAGAGATAACGACCCAGACGTTTTTCAAGACATAGAGTCTGCACGTTTTAGGGCTCGTCAACTTGGTTGCATAGGGGTCAGTAGGAGAGTGTCAAAAACTGGCCGAATGGTATGGATGCCATGCACGAACAACTCAGACTATTCACGCCTTGCTGGGGCTACGGCTCTTGGCAGAAGAGGTCAGCAAAGAGACTTTGAGCGAGCAGTGAGAACTGTACTGATGAGCGAGCTGAAACGTCCGAAAAGGAAAGTTTCAATACACCAAGAAATTTACAATTCCCAGTAACTATTTACACACAATATTGCCCAAATTTAAGTAGTTACACTAAAACATTTTAATCTCTGTTATTTTTGATACATAGGGCTGGGTGCTTACCTAAGCCGTAATAATAATCAAATTTATACCCAACCCTTTCAAACTCTAACAGGAGAAAATTATGTCGCAAGACAATGCAAGAATCGAAGAGCTTCAATCAGCACTTCGCACTAAAATGGCCGACAATAAAGCAATTGCTGACTCGTTCCGCGTAGAAGAAGGCACAGTTGTTGTGTCGACTGAGCAGAAGACGGCTTTTGACAAGAACATGGCAGACATCAAGGAAATCAAAAGCCTTATTTCTGGCCTCGAGACAATGGGTGAAGTTGACCGCTGGTCTTCAGAGCCACAAGGTTCAGTTGCATCAACATATGCAGCAACCGCAAATGAAGTAGCTCAACTCTCTTCACGTGAAATTAAGTCAATCGGCGCAATGTTCCTTGAGTCAGCAGAGTTCAAGGCTCTCAACGGTGGACGTAACGGCGCAAACATGCCTGCTCCTTGGCAAGCAAATGTTTCGTTGTCTTCATACAACGTTAAGGACGTTTTCTCGGCAATGCCATCTGGCACGCCAACTGCATTCGGAACAATTCAGCGTGACCCAATCGTTACGCCACCAACCCGCACAAAGCGTGTTCGTGACTTGTTCCCAACCCGCACAACAACTGCAGCAGTTATCGAATACTTCCGTCAACTTGGTTTCACAACGCTGGATGCATCACACGGTGTAAACAGTGCTTCTTCAGTAGCAGAGCGTTCAGGTGGAGCATTCGGTGCAAAGCCACAGTCTTCGTTCGCATTTGTTGGCGAGCAGGCTCCAGTGCGCACACTCGCACACTGGGAAGCTGCACACCGCAACGTGCTTGCTGACGAACCACAACTTCGTTCAATCATTGACAACGAGTTGATGTACGGTCTTCGCCTTCTTGAGGATGCACAAATCCTCAATGGTGACGGCGTTGGCGAAAACTTGCTTGGTGTTCTTCAGACTCCAGGAATTCAGACCTACAGCTGGTCTGCTGGCTTGTCAACACCAGTTCCGGACACAAAGGCTGATGCACTTCGCCGTGCGGCAACCTTGTCGTTCCTTGCTTACTACGAGCCAACAGGCATCGTACTTCACCCATCAGACTGGGAAGATATCGAATTGACCAAGGATACAAATGGTCAGTACCTTATCGCAGTTTCGGTTGCAATGGGTGGCGAGCCAAAGGTATGGCGTATGCCAATCGTTGACACTCCAGCAATCACAGCAGGAACAGCTCTCGTTGGTGCATTTGGTACCGGCGCTCAGTTGTACGACCGTGAGCAAGCTTCAATCCGCATCAGCGAACAGCATTCGGACTTCTTCGTCCGCAACGCAATCGTTATCCTTGCAGAGCAGAGACTTGCGCTTGCTGTCAAGCGTCCAGAGGCATTCGTTGAAGTAACATTTGACAACGAACCAGCCTAATAATCTGTAAGCAAAGCCCCACTTGTCCTTTAGGGGATGAGTGGGGTTTTTGCTTTTTATAAAAACAACTAATGATATAATCTAATTGTCCGTATAAGCCAAACTTCGTTCAAAGGAGAAATTATGTTTGGAAAGGTTCCCGTATCAACATTTATGCTGAGCAGAAGCGCCGTAAACGCTGTCGGTACAGATAAATTGCGTTTTAGAGTTCCATTTGCGTGTGTCATCAGGGCAGCAACAGTTGCCGTTGATGCTACATCGTCTGGTGCTTCACAGATTTTTGATGTCAACAAAAATGGCACAACTCTCTTCACGACCCAGGCTAACCGCCCAACAGTTGCAGCTGCCGCAGTATCAGCTTCTGTGGCCTTGCCAGACGTAAAAACACTCGCTGCTGGCGACGTTATTACTGTTGACATTGACCAAGTTGGTTCAGGCACAGCAGGAACTGGTTTCACTATTGCTCTTAGCGTTTTGCCAACGGCAAGAGGCTACTACTGATAGGTGTTTGAAATAAAGCCCTACATCGTAAATTGCGGTGTAGGGCTTTTTTCGTATACTGAATACTTCTTATGCTCGCTAAATAACTATGAGAGAATGAACCTATGGAAAATCAAGAAATTGAAATAGAATATCTAGAACTGCTCTCAATCCAGCTTGGCATTAATGAAAAAGCTGCCGAAAAATGCCCCAGAGCAACCCAGGATATAGGCGTCAACCTACGCAATAGAGCAAGCGCCATAAAAACAGCAATGTACGGCCCCCTAAACCCAGCTGAGCCCAATACGGAATATTGGGATAAGTTAGGAAAAGAATGGGACGTTGATGCAGCATCTGCAAAAAAACAACTATGTGGTAACTGTTCTTTGTTCATACAAACCCCATCAATGAAGTCGTGCATTAAAGATGGTGTTACTGGCGGCGAAAGAAAAGACGAATGGGAAGCAATTGATGGTGCCGGAGAGCTTGGATACTGCGAAGCGTTTGACTTTAAGTGTGCCTCAAAAAGAACTTGCCGCGCATGGGTTGCAGGAGGTCCAATAACCTCAGAGAAGAAAAATACAACAGAAGAAAAGTCCTTTGATGATTCAGACTTGCCAAAATTTGATGAATACTATTCAACAAATGTCAAAAATGATATTAACGAAAAAGCCCTTTATCAAAGAAAGGCAATGTCTGAAGCTGCTGACCTAAAAAGAGGGCCATGCTGGGAAGGGTATGTGCAATCAGGAATGAAAAAAGGGAAAAACGGCAAACTTGTCCCAAACTGCATTCCTGTTGAGACTAAATCCGCAGGTGGATACCGCAATCCAAAGGGTGGATTGACTGCTGCTGGTAGGAAGTATTTTAAGAGAACTCAAGGCGCAAACCTTAAGCCGGGAGTAAAAGGGCCAGCAGATACTCCAGAAAAGATGCGCCGCAAGGGTTCCTTTCTCACTAGATTCTTCACTAATCCATCGGGTCCGATGAAAGATGAAAAAGGCAGACCAACAAGACTTGCTTTGTCTGCTGCGGCGTGGGGAGAACCCGTTCCTCAGGATATGGAGTCAGCGGCAAAATTGGCAGCAAAGGGAAGAAGACTATTGGATAGATACAAGGGCACTAAGAAAAATAAATAGTTGCTAGTATTGCCAGATGAGCAAAAAAGAAAAAAATCATTACTCCGAATACTCAGAGGGTCCCCTTTCTGTGATGCCAATAGCTGGCAAAATTGGAGCAGAAATTAGTGGTGCAAGGCTTTGTGAAATAACTGAATCTGATTCATTGTTAATAGATTTAATCTACAAGTTAATGCTGCGGCATAAGGTTATATTTTTTAGAGAACAAAACTTATCACCAGAACAGCATGAAAAATTTGCTTCTTTTTTTGGAGATATCCATGTAGCTCATCCGCTATTACCGTCAAAGGATGGATACCCAAACATATTTGAAATTGACTATACGATTCCTGGCAGTCAGTATCCGTCCTACGAAAATGGAAGTAACACCAAATACCAAGACCACGGAGTGGCTTGGCATACAGACATAACATTTACTGAAGAACCACCTAAGTGCTCGATATTAAATGGCGTCATCATTCCTTATGCTGGAGGAGACACTATGTGGTCAGACCAAGTTATGGCATTTTCTACGTTAAGTAATAAAATGAAGGACATGTTAAGGGGGTGCTATGCCATACATGACGCATCAGAATTTGCTCATAGCGGAATTAACGCTGTGTCAAGACACCCAGTCGTCATAAGGCACCCAGAAACAAACGAGGAATCACTGTTTGTTCACAAGGGTTTTACGCGCAGGATAGTAGACCTGTCAAAGCCAGAAAGCGATACGGTGCTGAGCTTTCTGTATGAGCATTCAACTCGCTACGAATTCACCGTAAGATATCGGTGGACGCAGGGCGACATAGCATTTGCTGATAACAGAGTCACGCAACATGCTGTTGTTGGAGATATTGGAAGAGCACCACGCCTGGTCAATAGAGTTACGTTAAAAGGGGAAAAACCAATACCGGCAACCTGAATGGCTGCACTTGTGGGATAATTTATTCCATGAGCGAAAGATTCTGGTATGGAGCAACGGTACTAAAGGTAATCGACGGGGATACCCTAGACCTAATGATTGACCTTGGCTTTAACATTCACCACAAAATACGAGTACGGCTTTACGGTGTGAACACGCCGGAATCCAGAACTAAGGATTTAGCAGAAAAAGAAATGGGCCTGAAGGCTAAGAAATTTACCGAGGACTGGCTGACTAGCCACAAGTGGGTTTATATAAATACAATCCCAGACAAAAATGATAAATATGGTCGCATACTTGCACGCATCTACTCTTCAGATGACGTTGAAGCTACAACTACCGCTTGCCTAAATAAAGACATAGTTCAATCAGGTTATGCCAGAGAGTACTATGGTGTTGGTGACAAGACATGGGCAGAGTTCAAGCACAAGTAGGTAAGTATGGCTTCAGAAAAAGAAGATGATTTTCTTGATAATGAAAAACCAGAAGAATACATTTACGATTCAGAGAAGATTAGCGGCTTCCCTTCTGACCTGAAAACAAAGAATCAGTTTGACAACGTAGAGCACTCAATTAATCACTGGCATGACGGTGCGGTAACTGCGGAAATTATAAATATGGAGAAAAAGTGAAAAAGGTACTACTCCTCATTGCGTTACCAATATTCGCATTTATTGCCATATCGATAAGCTCTTTAAGATTCAGGACTGCTGATAGTCAGTATGAAGAGATGTGGGAATAGGGTACTCTTCATCAATAACCTCTGGAACTTGTCTGCATATTCCGCATTTGCCATAATGTCCATAGGCTTGACTTTCATGACACGGCCAGTCGCGGCAGCATCTTAGGGTTATTATTCTTCCACGCCATTTTGTTATGTTCACAATATTACCTCTAGATTTTTAATCCCTCTAAGAAAAGAGCTAGCCTTCATTCTTGCAGCAACTTCATTATTTATTATTGCTTTTGGATACATTTTTGACATTTCTTCCAAAACTATTCTTAGTTGCATTTTTGCCAAACTTGCGCCGATGCAATAATGAATACCAAACCCGAAACCAACATTTTGGCTATGTTTTCTTGCTGGTAGAAAAACATCTGGCCATTCAAATATGTCCTCGTCACGGTTGGCCGATGCAAGCATTAGCATCACTTGAGCACCCTTTGGTATTACGGATTCAGAGACCCTTACATCCATTGTCGTGTATCTGATTGAGCTCATCACCGGTGTAGAAAATCTGACGCACTCTTCGACGATGCGGGGGATGGAAGATGGGTCTGAAACAATCTCTTCCCAACATGAGTAGTGAGTAAGTATTGAATGAAGACTGTTTGTCAGAAGGTACCTAGCGGTCTCATTGCCACCAACCAACAACGCAAGAGAGTTGGCCTGTGCCTGCTCATATGTAATTTTACCTTCTTTAATATGTGCATTTAAAAGTGCCGAAACAATATCTGACCCTTCTCCGCTCTTAGACTTTGCGTATTTGTCAAAATATTCAAACCAATCTAACACTGCTTGAACTACTTCATCCGTTACGTTTTCCCACCCGTCAGCACCTTCAACCATTGCTTCTCCCCATTTTTGCAATAGCTCGTAGTCGCTTTCTGGTATTCCAAGTATTTTCCCTATAACCCAAACAGGAAGTGGTTGAAGTAATGTCTGAACGATGTCAAAAGACTTATCAACTTCGCATTCCTTAAGTGAGCTACGGACAAATTCTCTTATCCATTCTTCGTACTCCTGCATCTTCTTGGGAGTAAAAGCTCTCTCTACAATGCTCCTCTGAACTCTGTGTTCAGGGTCGTCACAGTCAATCATGAAAGGCTGAGGTATGGAATTTGCGCGAGCCCCAAGTGAACTTGTAAATATTTCCGGGTTCCTAAAGGCAAAAAGTATATCTTCATGCTTAGTTAGAACGTAGGTATTGGTCTTTTCATCTTTGCAAATAGGTTCATTCAGACGTAAATATTTAAATTTTTCGTAAGGTTCATTGTAGAAAGATTTATCGAAGAAGTCCATAGTGAACACTATACCTTGCGCCCTCGGTACGATTCGAACGTACGACCTGCGGATTAGAAGTCCGTTGCTCTATCCCCTGAGCTACGAGGGCATTTTATCTGTTGTGAAGTTATCTTTTTTTGTTTAATTTATGCAAGTAAATAGTTACTGCAAGATTCAGGATTCCTATTGACCACCCAATGTAGTATCTCATTCCTGTATTCCATTCTTTTATGCTTGTATTTTTATATATTACTTATATGCGTTAGCTTTTCAGACAATACTGCTTCAATAGTTTGAGCATTTATGTTTATTCCAGCAGCAACAAGAGGATTTATTAGCTTTGAGGAATCTTTGCTCCATTCATCATAGTCGAGCAGTATACAGTTATTTCCGAAAATTCCAGAATTAAACCCGTTAATAATCCACTGGCGCCGATTTCTAATTTCATTTATTGAGTCATCCCTGAACTTCCATATTGAAGAACGAGAACACTCCTCAGGGTCTCTGATATTTAGTATAAAAAGAATGTCTGGGAATAGTCTCCTTATAAAAGCTATTTCACTGTTTGCTACTTTTTCATCAGGGTAAGAAGAGATGAAATTTTCCTTCCATCCAATATTTGGTGAATGGACTACTCCAAGCACGTGTCTTACGTAGACCGCCTTTATGTAACTCATTACGGAATCAACATCGACTTCATGTGCCATGAACACGGGGTTCCTGTCGTCATCCATTGGTATATCCGGAAACAATGATTCAGGAATCGATGTTTTTGCATCAATCAAGCTTTGCACGAATGCGTGCATGTGGTTTATGGTCATTGGTTTTTCACCAATGCACTTAAAGTTGTCGCTGGTATTTATGGCTCTCTGAATTACCGTAGAGCCAGTTCTTGGATATGAAAGCACTGTAAAATACATATTGAGCCCAATCTCGGGATTGAACCGAGGACCTTTCGCTTACAAGGCGAGCGCTCTACCACTGAGCTAATTGGGCGGAATTCTAAGAAAATCTTGTTAGTGGAACATTCTTATCTTTAGGCTTTATGTAAGTTGACCAATCTGGAACCATTGTCTTATCTGGTGTTTCTGGTTTGTAGTTGCCACTTATACACATTCTGTTTTCATCACTTAAATGCCTATCGGTATAGTGGTCTAGGAATGAATTAAAGATTATCAGTTTCCCAGTGACGGCAGGAACAACGATTCTGTTCTCCATACCGTTGCAGTATTGTGCGACAAAATGCAGATTCGCCCCATCTTTTGGAGCGTGAGCGTAGTATGCGATTGAGTAATACTCTTCTGGGTGTAATTGGTAATTGGTTTTATGATTGTGTTGCGGCATGGTCATGAGTTTGCTCATTGTGTACATCCATATTTCGCGACAAACCATCGGCTTGCCAGCAACAGCATCTACCCTCTTGCTTATCTCGTCCTTTAACTTTTCAGACTCTGGACCAGCAGAAGGGAAGCTCATATCCCAGTCATAGACGTCACTCAATTTAGAAGTTATATTAGAATAAAATTTATTTAGTTCAACAATAAGTTTCTCATTATCAATTTCTGTAATATAGGACTCAAAAATACTTTGCTTTACTAGTGAGATTTCTTCTATTTGCATTTTGTCACCCTAAACTATGATTGGAGAAGTAATTATTGGCCTATCCCAATATACCGACCAGTCCGCATTTGGCTCGATATTTGGGCTTACTGGCTCTAGGTTCATACTGACGACGAGACGTGGCTGACTAACCTTTTGGCGCGCGGTCATATGTGTCATATATGAGTTAAATATTACAAGCATGCCTACCAATGGGGTGACGGCGTGCATTCTCTGCATCACTCCGCACCATTCAACCAAAAAAATTAACTCAGCTGACCCCTCGGGGGCTTCTGGATAATAGGCGACCGAGTAATACTCGGAAGGATGAGCATGAAGATTCGAGTGATGGCTGTGAGCAATTACACTTTGATTTTCAATTAAATTTATTGCCCATATATCTTTAACGAGGTATTCTTTATTTGTCATTTGGTTTATTATTAACAGTATTTCATTTTCTAATTTTTGAATTTCTGGGGTTACTGGAATAATAATGTCTTCGTACTGGACAAAACCTCTACTAATCCATCCGTACTCAGGAGAGTTTTTATTCATGCCAATACCGTAATTATTAACGTCAGCAGCAATCTGCTTATGATTGATATCATCAAGCATTGTCGTGTATATATTTTGAGAAATAACTGGTATTTCTTGTAGTTTTTTATTCATTGCAATGGTGACAGGACTTGGGCCTGTGGGTCCTTGCTTGATGTTTCGTTAGCTTCAATCCATACTCTCGCCCCACATCTATCGGGCTCGTCCGACTGAACTACAGTCGCAGCAACATTACTGCAGTGAGGACAGATTATGTCGAGGCTTTTCTGATGCTTTGAACCCTTGTAGGTTCTGTCGATGATTGCAGCAATTCCTTTTTTGATATTTTGCTGATGTACGTGAATTATGTGTTTCATGCCGTAATTACTCCACGCCTACTGTAGATACATTTTCCATATTGCGCCCCCAGCATGACTTGAACATGCGACCTACAGTTTAGGAAACTGTTGCTCTATCCGCTGAGCTATGGGAGCTAACCATTGCTAGCGTACTGGACAGGCTCCGCCTTCGCAATCCCCAAAGTCAACCATGCCGAAAGATGTTTGAACAAGTGGAATGCTTATGTCAACTTTGCTTACGAGTTTTTCATATGCTTCTTTTGTAATTTCCTCATATGGCGGCAAGGAGAAATTATGGTCTGAATGAAGAAGGAAAGAAACAGACTTAACACTCTTGTCGTAGTTCTTCTCTAGCCATTCCTTAATTGAGGCCAACTCTTCCTTGCGGTAATAGACCGTAACCGAAACTGCATTGTCTGCCCATTCGGTTTGCATTTTCTTTACCCATTCAAGCTGTTCAATTGCTGTCATATCTTTAGCCAAAACAGAGCCTTCTGGGGATTCGCAAGGAAACTCGACAACGTATCTAGTGTGGTCTTCGCGTCCATCAATCCCGATATCCCAAACAACCTTGTAACCACGCTTACGACATGCTTCTACTAATGGGTCGTTTGAACCAAAGCGAACACGTCGTATGTAATGCGAAGCGTATGCTGGGTGTACTCCTGGGGTAACTCCAGGAAGTAAGGAAAGCGTTCCGGATGGCTGAACTGTTGTCATGCGAATTGATTCAGGGAATCCATTCTTTGCTGAATACTCTTTATCCACTTCTCGCAGGTAGGAGTAAACGGGAGATAGCCACGAAAGTTGGTCAGTGCTTGATTGAAGAATTCCAGTAATGCTTTGTCCAAGACGAGCATTTTGACGAACGATATTCGTAGTCTTTTCGTAAGGATAAGAAAGACGAGTTATGTGCTTTTGCGTCATGTAAAGCAAACGTGAAATTTCCTTGAACTGCTCAAGCGACTTGATATTGGGGAGGAATATAGTTGCCAAGTTGCAGGACTCTCCGTCGGCTAGGCCGATTTCTGCACATGGATTAAAACCCTCAATGCTTGGGTCTGGGCGCTTTTCGCCAAGTCTTCCGTGCGAGCGAGCGAGTTTGCGGTTAATCAAGCCATATGGCTCACCAGAGCCGTCATAGCCCTTCCAGAGCTCTCCTGGAAGCTCGTCGTAGCCATCTGCGTAGATTGAGTTATTGCTGTTGGCTCTCCATGCTGGAACCGAACCTGATGACCAATTCTTGGCACGCAAGAAAAGAACGTCGTCAGGGTCTCCCATTGAAATTTGAGCAGAACGGCGAGATGAGCCAGAAACAACAATTCGTCCAATGATATTGCAAATATCGAGCACATCAATAGAGCGGAGTTTCTTTCCAACTCTTCCATCTAGAACTTTGCAGATATCGGCAATGCCGTCAATTAGCGCCCCTGGACCAGATGCTGTCCCACCGAAACCTTTGAGCGGCGCACCGTACTCACGAACAAGGATAGTTGAGTAAGTAAATGATTTGCCAGTCTCAAAATACGACTTGAGAACACTGTGGAGGAGTCTCTTCCAACCGCCACGGCTGTCTGGAACAATGATGTCAGCATCATTGGTGCGCTCATGATTAATTACTACGTTCGGCCTGACCTTGGGCAAGTCATGAATTTTTGAGCGCTCAACTGAAAAGCCAACACCGCCACCAAGCATCAAGTACTCAAACAAGAACTCAAAGTCTTCAACTTTTTCGATGTTAGTGAAGTAGCAGTTATTGAGCGATGCTCCACCAAATTTTTCTACCATTGGTGTTCCTAGTTGCCAAAGAGCGCGTCCACTAAATGAACAGCGTAAATTGAATACATGGTCAAATAACTTTTCAGCTTCTTTTTTCGTATACGGAACGCCAATTGCGTATGCACCGTCGATTACGCGCTGAATTGTTTCTGGCCAAGTTTCGGTTTCCCCATTGTCTTTTTTGCGACTATATGTGCGAAGAAAAACGATTTCACCTAAACCGCTAAATCCCCATGGGGCTGTTTTTTGAGAATACGAATCTACAAATGATTGTTCAAGAATTGTCATAATTTTCCTAGGTGTGTTGTGAATTGATGTGAGTTACAAGCTTAACTTATCACGAAATACAGAAAGAGTCTAAAGTCGTTCTAATTTTTTTCCTGTTTCCAGAGACCGAGCTTTTCTGCCTCGCGCAGTGTAATACTTTTGCCTTTTCTATGGACAAGAACTTTTATTTTATTGAACGGCGTTATCTGACGTTCTTCATAAATATCTTCTTCTATAAGAAAAGTTTGACTATCTATTAATTCTTCCGTATAACCCAACCACGCTATTTTTTTCGGAGGACCGGATTCGCCAGTGCAGTCTCCGGTTTCATGCCCGCAAATTATGCAAGGTTCTCGGTTTGACTCATAAACGTACACATCGTCGTAGATTCTCCTGGATTGCTCCTCACCCCTGCTGCCGGGCTCGTTGCGAAAAATGCTACTCATCTAAGAATTGTACACTAGAAAAATTCTTGTATATAAAATCCGTTGTGAGCTATGACTGCTCTTAGTTCGTCATAGGCTTCTGGTTGGACTTCTTGTTCTGGACTCTCGGCCAAGACTGATTCCAGCATTATTGGGTACTTAGAGTTTTTTAATACTTTTTGAGCTTTTGTTGGATATATGAGCATCTCAAACCAAGTCACTTCTCTGCCCAATTGGTATGTGTAGGGAAGGGCGACTAGGTTTACCTCGATGGCGTTATCAACTATCTCCGCATGGGTCAAGGTTATGCACTCCTCCACCCCGGATTCTGGGTCAATGTAAGCTTTGGATAACTCTGTGTTTGGAATACTTTCTGGGTCCATTGAGCAGTAACCTTCGGCTACCATCGTTATTGCTGTTACTCCCCAGTATCTCCTTAGTATTGAGCAAAGAGCCCCACTTTTGCGCAATCTTTCGTTTGGCGGCAAAAGCATTGTTTCCTTACTCATCTGGCAGACTATGGACATATCGCCTTCGGTCCAGCCCATGAAGTTGAAAGTAAGGTCTTCACCAAGACCGTATTCCTGAACACAGACTATTTTCGCCAATTTTGCGGAGGTCGCAGCAAGCGCTATTTTACTGAAATTATCAGAATATGTGTCCTCCATACGACAACATTAAACTTTATTTAAGCCCCACAGGGGATGTTCCCCAATGCTGGCTTGTCTTCTACTAGCATATTTGGCATGACAGTTAACAAAAAAACACAAACAAAAAAAACTGCTGAGAAAAAAGTAGCCGCTAAAAAAGTAGCCGTTAAAAAAGCTACTCCGCAAAAAGCTACTACTAAAAAAGCTCCAGTAAAAAAAGTATCAAGCAAAAGCGATACGCTTGAAAATGAAATAGGCAAATTCATAGATAAAGATAAAATCGACGAATGGGCAAAAAGCCTGAACGAAGTAGTCGACCGCGAAAAGCTGGAATCTTCAGTGCAGCAGGCTTCGGAAATTGTAAAAGAAACTGCACAATCTATCGATAAGAAAATTTCATTTCTGAAAAGAATTTTTGGTAGAAAACTCAAGTAAAAATATGTCAACAGAACATCGGCGCGCCCCAAAACGCGATGTAGTGGACATATCAAGAGTTGGCTCATGGGGCAACGTGCTGTACCAGCATAAGCTTTCGTGTGGACACATAGAGTCCAGAGCAAGAGCCGCAACTACGAAAACTCTCGCCTGCGCATGGTGCCTTCGTGCTGAAAAAATAAACGTAGAAATGAAATCTCTTTCTGCTCCAGAAGTAGGACTTGTTCCAAAAGAAGAACAGTCCGTAACGGAGTTTGATAGCTACGTAGGAAAATTGCGTGCTGGCATTTCTAATAAGTTTTCAATACCAATTGACGCAATAGACATAAACACTATTGACGTCAACGGATATTTGGTAATAAAAAATGGCGTAGTATTTCTTTCTGCCTCAGACGTTGATAGGCTCGGCAAATCATAACGTAGAGGATTGGGAGAGAGAGTGGAAATTTACGATTCTGTGCCGAGAGATGGTTCCTGCGCAAACCATTCTGTCAACCTATGGTTTACGCCTACAGGGAAGAGCCAAGTATCCAGGAAAGAAAGAAAATTAAGAGCAGACAATGAGTCTGAAGCTAAGAGCATTTGTCTTTCCTGCCATATAAAAACGCATTGCTTGGAATACTCTTTAAGGCATGAGCCATTTGGAACGTGGGGCGGCTTGAATGAAATTGAAAGAGCAGAACTAAGGCAGCAGAGAAAAATAAATCTTTCAAGAGATGGAAGGCTTACCGTTCCTGGTGTTGGGACAATGAACGCTGGCACAGGGTATGTAACTTCAAGAAAAAAGCACAGTTAGCGAGAAAGCATGAAAAGCTCTTCCCCGATAACTCAAAAGGTATTAGAAAAATTAGATGTAGTTAGAGAGACTTCGGCTGGATGGCAGGCTAGGTGCCCATGTAGAGATGACGACTCAAACCCATCACTATCAGTCGCTGAGGGTGTAAGTGGAAATGTCGTCATGTTTTGCCACAGGGGAGCTAGTGCATGCTCATTTGAAGAAATATGCAAAAGCATTGGAATGAGCATGCCTGAACTTATGGGGGAAAAAATCGAAGAGCAAAAACCTAAGCAAAATCAACTGAAATTTGTTAAATCATATGATTACGTTGATGAAGATGGAAAACTTCTCTTTCAAAAGGTTAGATACATAGATGAGTACGGAAAGAAAACATTTCGTCAGAGAAAACCTCTAGCTGGCGGTCAGTGGGCTTACTCGCTTGGAGACATTCCAAAGATTCTTTATAACTTGCCAGCAGTGTTGGAGGCCAAGAAAAATGGCTACTCAATATGGTTGGTTGAAGGCGAAAAGGATGCTGACACATTAATCAGTCAAGGTATAGTAGCCACAACAATGCCCGGTGGGGCAGGAAAATGGCTGGACATACATACCGAGGCACTAAGAGGTGCCCATGTGGAAATTATCGCAGATAATGACGAACCAGGCAGGGACCACGCGCGACTAGTATACGGCCATCTTTTGAAAGCTGGATGTGAAGCAAGCATATGGGTTTCTCCAGTGGCAAAAGACATAACTGAGCACATTTCACATGACGGGCAAGATATTTACACGCTTGAATTTCTTGACCCAAATGAAGCTGAAGCAAGTTATAAATTTGAAAATACAGAAATAGATGAAACAGAGCCAGAAGAACTAATAACAAAAGAAGAAGAAGCTTTAGAAAAAGTTCTTTTAATGCTTCAGCGTGATGACATGAGCATCAAGCAGAAGATATTGAGGGTTGGCTCATTGCTTGATTCCGTATCTAGCGAGAAACCACTTGATGTTGGCAGATTGGTCTCGTGGACCGATTTCATAGAAGAATCTGAAGACGATACTTACGACTGGTTAATTCCCAATCTTCTAGAAAGAGGCGAAAGAGTAATCGTCGTTGCGGCAGAAGGTGTTGGAAAAACAATGCTCGCTCGCCAGGTTGCTCTTCTTTCAGCCTGCGGAATTCATCCATTTACCTACCAGGAGATGAAGCCTCTAAAAACACTTACCGTTGACCTTGAAAACCCAGAACGAATTATTCGACGGGCATCAAGGAAGATAATACTGCAGGCCATGCATAGAAGTAAGATTAAAAAACCTCTATCGGAGCTGTATACAAAACCTGCTGGTCTAGATTTACTGAAAAGCAGCGACAGGGCTCTACTGGAAGAACAGATAGAAAAAACACAACCAGAATTGCTCGTCATGGGACCTCTTTACAAGTCATTCGTTGACCCAGGTGGCAGAACATCTGAAGCAATCGCAGTTGAGGTTGCTAAGTACCTTGACTCAATAAGGGCAATATATGGGTGTGCGTTATGGCTTGAGCACCATGCTCCACTTGGGACCACGATGACAACCAGGGACCTTAGGCCATTTGGTTCCGCCGTGTGGTCAAGATGGCCGGAATTTGGTCTGTCAATAACGCCAGACATGGTTTCCGGGATGCCATACGTCTATGACCTGAAGCACTTCCGTGGGGCACGTGACGAGAGAGAGTGGCCAACGAAGATAACTAGAGGCAAAATATTTCCGTTTGAGGTTTTGGAGTATTCAAAAATCACACTGTAATAGAGTGCTATTGTTGTCAAAGGTGAGCATATGGCTGATGACAAATCAAACAAAATAGTAACTAAAGAGTTTATCCAGGAACGCGATATGCGTATCTTTAAAATGCGCCAGGCCGGTACTTCGACCCAGGAAATTGCAAGAAGATTCGGGATATCAACATCTGCTGCGTCTAAAGCCGTGCAAAGAACACTGGAAAAAATGAATAGGGAAGTCCTGATGGCTTACCCTGAAGTTTTGAGAATGGAACTTGAAAGGCTAGATAGCTTGCAGCAAGCAATTTGGCCCATGACGCAGCACCGCAAAATGACAATGGACGACGGCAATGAAGTAGCGGTTGAACCTGACCTGAAGGCAATTCAGCAAGTACTTTCCATAATGGACAGAAGAACGAAGTTGCTAGGAATGGACCAGGTCAATGTGAGTGTTCAGATGGATGTCCAGTCAAAGAACAACGAAGTCATAAAAGCAACCCTTGCAGGCTCAACCAACGTCGCCGCAGAAGTCGATGCATTCAATCCAGAGACCGAAGCTAGGCAACTTCTGGAACTCATGGGGATATCTGGTGTTCTTCCTCCAGAATCTGTAAAACAGATGCTTGCCGACCACGAAATAGTGGATGCAGAGATAATTGATTACGGAGACAATAATGAGCAGTGACAACAACCTTCACGCCGCAATGGAACGAGCCATGCAGTCCGGTGATATGGGCATCAGACCAATGGCCAAAGAAGACGACGGCCCCATAGGGAAGCAGGTCCTAATAAGGACGACGGACTCAGATAGGGCGCTATGGAAAGAGGCTGCATTGGCAGAAGGCGTGACTCTTTCGTCTTGGATAAGGACAAATTTAAACAACGCTGCCAAAACCCTCCTAGAGTGCGAACACCCTGCAAATATGACCAGATTCTACCCATGGGCCACTATTTGTACGAAGTGTGGCAAGAGACTCGTTAGTTAAGAACTACAATATATACATGCGCGAAGAGGATATATTTTATGTTGAACAATCCTCGCGTGCAGTCCGTCGCGACCTCAAAATCAAGGCTGCATCCAGAAAGCTTGGGGCAAATTTAGGTTCTGTTTCAGGGAAAGCCCCCAAGAAAATGGTTCCATTTGACCCAAATGCAGAAGATGGTGACGGGGACCTAAAGGTTCAGGATGGCTCGGTGTGGGAAAGACCAGCGAAACCTTCTGTTCCGGGCGCACAAAATACTACCGGCACTACCGACGCCGATATTCAAGAGACTAGCAATTCCCCAAAAGAAGTCGGACAGGCACTTAATTCAGCTGCCATCGAAAGAGAAAAAGAATACAGAGGGCAACATGGAGCCCCCGATAGAGATAGCGGAGCCCCCCTTCACGACATGATGTATCAGGGTGGTATCTACCCGGAGGATGTCTACTCATCTGATGCGGTGAGATTTTATGGCGTTGGCGATGACAGGCTAGACGCAATCGCTGCCGGCCTCATTAATAGCTACAGAGGTAGACCTAATGCGGTTGTCAGCATATATAGAGCTGTTCCAAACTCCAGAGCAAAAAGAATTGCAAATTTAGAAAAAGAAGCCGCCTACGTGATGAGGTATGGCAAGCCTCCAAGGTCAGCAAACACCAATTTGAGCACTTCTGATTTCTATCAAAAAGTTCTTGATGAACTTGAAGAACTTAGAAACCTACCAGAAGAAGAAAGAATTAAAATAAATCCAGGAGACTGGGTGAGTCCGATAAGGCAATACGTTATCGACCACGGCAATAGTCATCTAGGTGGACGTGGTAAATATCAAATAGTTTCTAAACGAGTAAAAGCAAAAGATGTCTATACCGCTGGAGATTCATGGCTCGAATGGGGGTACGACCCTGATGACTCAAAATCTGGTGGATTATCCTCGGGTGCTTCATTAGTAGAAAACGCAATCAATGATGATGCTGATGATGAAAGACTTCAATTAGCCGAAGCAATAGACAATGCACTTGAGCAACAGGTGGGATTGTTTATGCCCGGCTTGCTGTTGTTTGAGCCAGATAGCGATTCCTTCCAGTCATTGCGTGAAATTATCTCCGTTAAAGCACCCACAAGCACTGGTGCTCTTTCTGAAGCTGTAAAAAAATACAACGAGAGATATGGGACAAATCACGACCTAGCTAGCATGCTTTCTGAATTGATAGACAATCCGTCAGTTATGAATGCTACAGAAGGTCAAAAAGAAGCATTAATTAAAAAATTCTTTCCTTCTAGAAAAACTAGAGAAGACCTTTCCTTAAAAGAGCATCAAAGTACTGACTACAGGTATGGGGATAAAAATAAACTAGGAGGAGAAGTAAGAGCTACTTCTCCAGACTGGTTAAGGGGGATGACTCCAGAGCAGATAGCAAATGTTGTTATTCCAGAAGACGAAGAAGCGCTTCATCAAATGCTGGCAGATGAAGCTGGATATCTTGTAGATGGAGAAATAATTGATTCTGACGGCAAAGAAATGACTGGCCGTGAATTTGCTAATAAACAAGTTGTTAATTCAATTCCATTGGACGAATCGTCGAAGAATAGAGAAATTCTTAGAGAAGGAATAAAAAATGCATTAATAAAATCTCCAGCTTTTCTTCAAGCTGTACAAAAATTTGGATTCCCACCAATTTACGTAAGTGATTCAGGAAAAATAAATATCCCGGGCCGAAATACAGACCGTTGGATTGGTGCATTCAACCCGAGTGTTCCTCACATTGCTATAACAACTTTTGGGATTGATGAAGTCATTACCCGTGGTGGGAAGTCAATTTCCGGACCAGTCGAAGAGTTGGGAATTGGCGACTTCTTCAATAATTCTTACGATTTAACCCAATTACACCTCGAGTCTCAGATAATGCATGAGTGGGGACATTATTTACTGTTTTTATTTGATGTACTAGATACTGAGTTCGCTACTCCTAGAAGAAAAAAGATAAGAAGCGTTGTAGGCGATGAGGCAACGAAGCAAAACATGGAAATTGCAAAAAAATATTCCGCAGCGAACCCAGAGGCACAAAATATTTTAGACCAGTGGGACCCTCCAGATGAATTTTATGAAGGAGACGGAATAGACGAAGTTTCAAAAGAATGGATGGACTCTCAGTCATTTCCATTCGCGATATCTCGTTATTCACATTCCTTAATAAGTGAACTGGGTGCAGAAGGTGTTGCTTTTGCTCTTCACCCAAATAAGGAAATAAGAACAGATGGAATCAATCAAACGCTAAGAAACGACATAGAGGCTCTACTCGGTTTCTCAATCGAGGAAGCTTTCAATAAAACAGACGAAACTCCAATAGGAGCAGGAAGAGCAAGAAGAAGGGCAGCTAATTCTGAGCAGAGATTAGAAATGGCTAAGCCTGATGAACGGCAGCCGATGTTTGCTCCTGAATTACTGGAAGAACTGACGAGACAGCAAGGCGCTGCAGATAAACCATCTCTTTCATCTGGCGGCAAAGCCCCTAGGTACCCACGCGAACCAACGCTTGGCGCATTCCTTGGGGCAGCAGAAGAGCGATTTGCTAGCGCTAGGTCTTGGGATGAGTTTAGGGAAATATACAACGATACGGAAATGGTGTTTCTTGACTACGAAACAACTGGCTTGAATTTTGACGAATATGGTCAGGCGACTAGCAATGGAAACCCAACACAAATAGGTCTTGTTAGAATAAAGAACGGGCAGGAGATAGGGCGACTTAATCTCTTCATGAACCCAGAAGAACCTCTTGGTGATTGGTCTGCAAAATATCTGAAGGATGCGAGCGGTAACCCACTAACAAACGAATGGCTTGCCACTCAGATGTCAATGGAGGAAGCCCACAAGCAGGTCGCCGAGTTTATTGGACCAGATGCAATTATTGGTGTGCAAAATGCAACATTCGATAAGAACGTTTTGGAAGACACACTTGCAAAGCATGGAATAGATTGGCGCCCCTCTGGATATCTGGACACAAGAGACATAAGCGCAATGACGCTTCCCGTATGGAGCGAAGAGAACCCAGACGGACCATACACAATCGATAAAGATGGAAACAAAAAACCATCAAGCAGTCTTGCCGCTATAACTGAGTATCTTGATGTTCCACTAGGCGAAGGGCACCACAATGCTGATGCTGACGCTCTCGCCACAAGTCAGGTAATGCAAAAGATTATAGATAGAGCTATAGAAAATGATTGGTCAGTGGATGCTCTAAGTAAAGAAAAACGAGATGAGAAACTTAGATTAGAAAGAGAAAAATTCGAGTCAGATGTAGTGCGTTTTGAAAAAGAAAAAAGCGATTTCTTAAGAGGTGGCTTATCTTCTGGAGCATCTCCATCTAGTGGAGTAAATTGGGATAGCCTTTTTGGTGATGGTTCACTTGACGGTACTGGACTACCAGATTTACGTGAAGAACTAGAAGACTATCTGTCGCAAGACGCTAAGGAATCTCGTGAAGACTGGGTCGGAGGAGTTAGCTTCTATAAGACAGTGTGGCCATCTAAATACTTGGATGAAATAACAGACCCCGATG